ACCCCAGATAAATTAAAGATCAGTCAACGACCAGATCAGTACGGGTAACAGCGGGGCTGTCAGCTTCAACACCAGGGTAAGCGAAACGCATACCTTGGGTCACGGAGTAAACCTCCGAAGCAGCAACAGCATTACCGAATCCCGAAGAAGTACGAGCGACAGAGTGACGGACAGCGACACCTTCCCCATCAGCAGCCAAACCCTCAATAGAGAAGTTAGAGCCAGCAAGGGTGCCAGTCTGGTCAGCAAGAGCATCGACCAGCTGAGCAACGGTTACGCGACCAGCCACACCGTATTCGCCTACGGTAGCAGCAGCATTAGCCATTTAAATCACCAAGATTGTGGGAGCGTAGATGCCTCGGTAGTATCACCTTCAACACCACCAGACACAGTACGACCAACTTCCAAAGGGGAAGAAGGGTTCAGGGTCTGGGATTTGGTCAGGCCAATACCGGGATCAATTTTAACAACTACAGAAGTACCAGGATTAATCATGTTGGTACCTCGTTATCAAACTGCAGTCAGTTCAATAGCAGCAGCGGGGTTCAGCCAGTCACAGCCCATGGCAAGACGACCGATGATCAGGTCGCCCTGATACATTGCCTTCACGTCCCCACCCGTGGTTTGCACGGAAGGACCGATGGCTTCGACAACGCCAGCAGCGTCACGACCATAGATCAGACCGCAGTGACCAGTGAAGTTACCACTGTAATCGTTGTTCTCACCGTTCACGCGAGCAACAGTACCAGCGTTGAAGGGCAGGTTGTTGCTACGACGGATTTGGATACCGGCAATCTCATACAGACCTTCGCCGCTGTTCAGGCTGCCAGAGGTAGCACCGAAGTCACGGTTCAGGATGTTGGTGTCAACTTGAGACACGAGAGCGTAGTACTGACGCGGGGACAGCACAGCGGTACGTCCTTGGGTAGGAACGTTCTTCTCGTCCAGGATCGAAGCAGCTTCAAAGAAAGCGTCAACGATAGCCTGAGCGTTGAAGGCGTTACCAGTGCCAAGGTTGATCACAGAACCGCCAGGCTCGGGACCAGGAGCGGCAGTGATGGGGTGTGCCTGACGAGCAGCCAGAGCAATAGAACGGAAGACTTTCTTGTCATAAGCTTCAGCCAGAGCGTGACCGATCTTAGCAGAGATCTCGCTACGCAGCGAATAATGAGCAAGAGTCTCATCGAGATCATACAGGAAAGCGGAGCTAACCAGCAGGTCATCCATGAGGATGGTCTTTTCAGCCACCGGAGGATCACCGCTACCAAGGATAGGGGTGCCAGGGGTGTGGTAGGCAGCTTCCATGCGACCAGTGTAGATGAACTGGAGGCTCTTACCGTTACGCAGGGTACGGTTTTGGACAGTGCCTTTAGCGATCGTCTGGGATTCGTAAGCTTTGATCATCTCGCCGCTGAACAGCTTGAGATACGTGGCGTACTTTCCCGTGGTGCTACCGTCGTTGTAGCCTTGGGACAGAGCAATAGTAGAGGGGTTGCTATTAAGCGAACCGCCAGGAGTAAGAATAGTGTTAGCCATTTTTATGGAGAGGTTAAATAATGATACCTCTCTGAACGTTCAGAGTTATTAAATTTTTCTGGTAAAATTATGGTCTTTACCTAAACCGGTTTCGGCAAAGGGTATCCCCGCAGGGGCCAATGCCAAGAGGAGCCAGGTCCGACTTTGAGGTGCCTGACTCCCGTGCTACTTAGAATTTAGTAGCGTGAGATTTGTATGCAATGCCGCGATACTTAAGCTTAGCAGCTTTTTGTGCTGCCTGTTGCTCCCGAACACGGGCATCCAATTCGACTTGAGTCATTGTTCTAGATGAAAGTACCTGACCCCCGTTCCATGATCAGGTGACATGCGTCCACACGTGTGGATGAACGGACGACATTGCTTTAATTGTTACGGACGAAGAGCGCTGCAGGCGTCTTCCAGATCTTCATAGAAAGCAGAGTTGCGAGTATCACCTGCGTAATAATCGCGGTTGCCAGGAATAAAAGAAGACGACAGAGGGCGGTTAGTAGTATGCCAAGCACTTTGATAAGTGATGACCATACCATGTCCAGGGTTGTAAGCCATTGTAATTAACCAATAGAAGGAGCTTTCAAAGCTACTGCAGTGGTCTCAGCAGCGGCGAGATCCAAGGGGAAGTTGTGAGCATTACGCTCATGCATTACCTCAAATCCCAGGTTAGCACGGTTCAGGATATCAGCCCAGGTATTCACCACTCGACCATCGTTGGTCAGCAGGGACTGGTTGAAGTTAAAACCGTTAAGGTTGAACGCCATCGTAGACACACCCAATGCAGCAAACCAAATACCTACAACAGGCCAGGCAGCAAGAAAGAAATGAAGACTACGGGAATTATTAAAACTGGCGTATTGGAAAATAAGCCGACCGAAGTAACCATGAGCAGCGACAATATTGTAAGTCTCCTCTTCTTGCCCAAACTTGTAACCATAATTTTGTGACATGTCTTCAGTCGTTTCACGAACAAGCGAAGACGTGACAAGGCTACCGTGCATAGCAGAGAAAAGAGACCCACCAAATACGCCGGCCACACCCAACATGTGGAAAGGATGCATAAGAATATTGTGCTCAGCCTGGAACACCAACATGTAGTTGAAGGTGCCGGATATCCCCAAGGGCATAGCATCCGAAAAAGAGCCTTGTCCAAACGGATAAACAAGGAAGACAGCAGTCGCAGCGGCGACAGGAGCAGAGTACGCAACAAAGATCCAAGGCCTCATACCTAGTCGATAGCTAAGTTCCCACTCTCGTCCCATGTAAGCATAGATACCAATGAGGAAGTGGAAAGTGACGAGTTGGAATGGACCCCCGTTGTACAGCCATTCATCAAGTGAAGCAGCTTCCCAAATTGGGTAGAAGTGTAGTCCGATGGCATTGCTGCTCGGAACGACGGCTCCTGAAATAATGTTGTTTCCATACAACAAGGAGCCAGCGACGGGTTCACGGATTCCATCGATGTCAACAGGTGGCGCGGCAACGAATGCCACGATAAAACAAATAGTGGCGGCTAGCAAACAAGGGATCATCAGAACCCCAAACCAGCCTACATAAAGACGGTTGTTAGTGGAAGTAACCCAGGAACAAAACTGCTCCCATGCGTTCTCCTTTTTAAGTGCAATTGTTGCAGTCATGTCAGTAAGTAATTAAAGTTGCCTCCCACCCACCACATAGTAGGTTAGAAGCGATACTTCAGACCAGCCTTGGTACCGTAGCTGTTGACGGTATCAAAGGCAGCAGAAATTTCACCGTACACAGAAAGTTGCTTGCTCACATCAACACCACCGCCAGCTTTGGCAGTCAGTTTGGTGTCAGCTTCACCACCGTCAGGACTAACAATAGTAGGACCACCTTGAACGTACCAGGAGGCAGCGCCTTCGGAACCATCGACACCGACGTGGAAGTCAGTCGAAGTTCCAGTGTAGTCAGAACCGGTAAAACCGGAGTTGGCTTCCACATTCACATAAGGAGCGGCGAAAGCAGGTGCAGCCATCAGAGCGACAGCGGGGAGGATAGCAAGAGTTTTCATTTGAATCGTTTTAGGTAGTCGTATGAGTATTGTTCCCGTTTACCAAAGATGCCCCAACCTAACCAGTAGGAAGCAGCATTCATATAAAAGGGAACAGTTTGATGAGGAGTACGGAACTCACTCAGCTCTGCTCTGAATTGTCCTTCGTTAATCATGTACCGTACTTGACCTTCAAGACTAGAAGGGTTACAAGAATAACGGCGACAAAATGAACCAAGTCCATCATAGCGTTTCTGAGTTGTCCATTGAATCAGACCATACCCTCCTCGGAGGCATTGGTCGTAAGGAAGTATAGCACCTCCTTCACAGACGTTGGAGCGGAAACCAGATTCTTGTTTGATGTTGCCCATAATCACAGCCAGGGCAGTTTTGTCGTTGATCTCCGCTTTGGTTTGGAGTTGCTCAAGAACATACTGCTCTTGGACGTTGCAATCAGGGCACTCAATCATTTCTTCTTAGTTCCTTTTTTAACGCAGTTGTTTACACGGGTACCACCTTTTACCTTGGTCCCCTTTTTTTCATAACCTTTCCAGCAGGAAGGATCAAGACGTTGTTTAGTCTCTTTCTTTTTAGCAGGCATGATCAAACACCTTTAACTCGTGGACCATTAGCGTTGCCTGATTGTTTCAACCAACGAAGAAAGTCTCCCTGCTTGGGAAACATCTTATCCAATTTTTTACGGTCCATTCGTTGCTCAACTAGATCACGAAAATCTCCTTGAGACATAGGTGTTTGAGCAATTTTCAGGGAATTGCGCCCTTTCTTCTTTTTCTTAGAAGGTAACATTACCAAATACCGGGAATGATCTGTCCGGTCAGAGCATAAGAACCAAGAGCAGCCACAACGCCAAGCATAGCGAGACGACCGTTAAGAAGCTCAGCTCGCTCATTGTGAGGAACGCCGTAGGGGTGATCAGTCATTAGTAGTTAAGATCGGATCGGTCAAGTTTAGCAAAGACATCCTGCCGATAAGCAGGATCCCTATCATAGCGTGGATCGTTCATAGCTGCAACCACTTCAGCTTGGCTACGGAAAACATCAGCTTTAGTCTCAGCAGGTTTGCCAGACAGCATACGTCCTTCGTAACCATTGGCTTCTTGGAAAGCAGCTTGCATACCAACCACAGCAAGTTTAATCATGTCAGGATCGCCAACGTTAATTAAGTTGTCGAACGCCTGAACAAAATTTTCTGGCATATTTTCAGCCGCCCAACTAACCAGCCCGTTGTACTGCTCTTCACCACCAACAAAATTCTGAATGTCAGAAACTTGATCTGCAGTAAAGTCTTCAACTTGAGCAGGGTTAGATTGGATTTTCATGTAAGCTTCAAGAAGATCCTTGCTATCCATCTGGGCTAGCTTTTCAAAAGTCTCCTCGCTCAGCTTACCATCATTAGAATAGTACTCTTCGGAGGCAGAGTTCAGAAGATCAATCAGAGGATCAGCATCAACTTGCTGTTCTTCTACTTCTTCTTCCCGCCGCTCCCCTTGCCGTGTTTCTTCCCGCAAGCCATCGTTAGATTCTCCTAATTTCTTTTGAAGTTCAATGTAAGCTTTTTCCAGTTCTTCTGCTGACTCGTATTTACCAGCCAGCATCCGGCTTTCTTCTTGAGCACGTTGCTCGCCAATAGCTAGAGCTTCCTGCTCAGCTTCATTTAGTTCCGGTTGATCCGCTGGAGTCGGATCGTATGTTAGAATTGCCATTTACAGTAGTTACTTGAAGGTTACCAAGGCCAACAGTTTTTACATAGTTGGGTGAACGACCGATGGTAGGGGTGCCTACCTTCATTCGTGGAGCGTAGCGATTACCGTCTTCAGTGTACGGGTCCTCGCCAAGTGTCATTTTCTGAGTAAGTTTTTTCTCAGTGACAGGATTAGGTTCAGGCGTCTCAACAATTAGAGGAGCCTTTTCGTTTTTAATTTCTTGAGCGGGCTTAGCGGTCCGTTTAGGTTCCGGCGGGTTCGTCTTCCGGGGCCTGGACTTCCGCTGCGGGGTTGGATCCGTCATTTTGTTGTGGCATTAGATTAGGGTTTTTAGTGGGATCAGCCAAAGGCGATGACGCGAACTGACCAGCTTGCTTAAGAAGCTCTTGCTGTTGCATCATCTGTTGTTGCTGCTGCATCTCACCTTGGAGTTGCTGCTGCGACTTAACAAGACCCAGAGTTTCAATACCTTGTGCTGTTGCTAGACGTTTGATAACTTCAGCAGGCTCAATGTATTTTGCAATTGCTTCAGGACCCATAGTCTGAGCAACTGTTTGAAGGAATGCAGTCAAAGATTCACGGTCTTGACCACGACCCAAAGCATTTACACCAGCCACAATCTGTGGACGGACAAGATCTTTGGGAAGTTTAGGGACTTGATTGTTCCTTTGCAGAACAAACATAGTACGGTTCAAATAAGGAACCAAGAACTCTACAGTCAAAAGGGAGAATAGTCCTCCAAGTTGCTGTTCCAATTCTAGTTGAGTAAGACGTACTTCTTCTGCTGTAGTACGTTCAGATCGACGAACAGTAAGTACAAGGAATGCCTCAGACAGTCGTTGAACCAAACCGTTAGCCATTTCAGATGCAGTACGGAAGTCAGCAGTCTTGCCCACTTGAACAACCTGCACATCCTCTGGTCGGCCCTGCACTATAGCACCGTTTCCAGCATTTGCAAGCGTAGCAGGCTTAGTGGTGCTACTTGGAGATACCAAGAACACAACTTTAGCTGCAACACTGCTACCTTCAATCAGAGCTTGGCTCAAGGATTCAAGGGAGCGCAAATCTCCAAGGAACTCTTCAACTCTACCACGACCGTAGTCTTCGCCGTCCACAGTATTGAATCTGAGAACGAGCCATGGAGAAACATTTTTAGGTGCGGTGCTTCGGCTACCAGGAATGATTTTGTCATCTACTTCCTGATGCCATACCCAACGACCTGATGATTCTTCCAGTCGGACGTAGGTGTATACCTCAACGTCATCCTCTTCCCCGTTTCTACCAGAACCAGAGTTGCCTCCAGGTTGATTGGGTTTAGGCAGAGGGATATCAAGAAGCTCACGGGAAATTAGCTCCTTGGTTACAATCTCAAGAACGTTACCGTCACCATCACGGTTTACAACAAAACGATTCAGTGGGTACATCTTGATTCCATTCTTGCCCAT